GATTTTTATTATTTTTTACTATTTTTACTTTTTGGGGCTCAATAATTTCTTTAGATTTTTATTATTTTTTACTATTTTAATTTTTGGGGTGAAGTTTATTTAAAAACAAAATATTTTATTACTGTAAAATGTCTGAAGTATTTAAAATAAAAGATAAAGAATATGTACTAAAAAACTTTAATACTATTTTAAAAACAGTTAATGGTTATGTTTCTAAAACAATAGAGTTAGAGTCAGATAAAGATTCACAGATGTATCGTATAAAAGCAATTGAATTGTTGCAAAATTTTGTAGATTGTTTAGAATTAACTGATTATTTATTAATAGATAGCAAACCAAAAATATCAAGGGATATTTATATAGACAGTTATTTTACTCTTGGTACTTTGTATAAAAATTATGTGGAAATGGAAATTAAAGAACAAACTGATAATTTAAAAAAGAGTTCTATTCGTAGAACAAATGAAAATACCGTATTGTCAAAGGAAAACGAATCTCTATTTGTTAAAGCGATAAATAGTTTTCAAAAAATTTTACAAGTATCTTTTGATGATATATTTGCGTTAAAGCAAATAACAAGTATTTGTACTCAATTATGTTTATTTTCTCAAAATGATTTAGCAAAATGTTTACAATATTTAGAAGAAGGTTTATTGTATGCTCCAGAGAATGAAACAATTCATTATAATTTAGGTTATATTTATCAAAGACTCAATAAATTAGAATTATCATTAATACATTATAAACTTGCTATAAAATTAACTAGTGAATTAAATGGTGATGAAAAGAGGAAATTACTGTTAAATAGTTATAATGGAATTTCTTGTATATTCCGTTCTATAAAAAAATGGCCAGAATCATTGTTTTATTTATTAAAAGCTGAAAAAATAGATTCCGATGATCCAGATATTCAAAATCAATTAGGTGTTGTTTACACAGAAATGCGTCGTACAGATTTGGCTGAAATTTCTTATTTAAAAGGTATAAAAAATTATAAAAAGTGTTTTATTTCAACTGACTCTGTTTTTTTATTAACTGAATTGTATTTAAATTATGGACATATGCATTCTTACAATGGAGATAATTCTAAATCAGTCGAATATTATAATAAATCTATTCAGATTTGTCCTACATTTACATTGCCTTTTCAGAATAAATTAATGAATCTAAGTTATTTATTTGATCAATTTGAAGATAAGATGTATATTTACAATCAACATAAACTTGTAAACAAACTTTATAAAAAAGGTAATAGTAAATACTCTTTTGACAAATCATTTTACGGAAAAAATAAAATTAATATAGGGATTATATCAGGCGATTTTGAAGATCACCCTGTTAGTTTTTTTATTAGTACTTTTTTGAAAAATTTTGACGATTCTATTTTTAATGTAACTTGTTATTCTGAATGTATTATTAATACATCTGTTTTTAATGAAAATTTAAAATTTAAGACTATAAAAAACATGTCTGCTGAAAGTGCATCACAAATGATATACAATGACCATATTCATATATTATTTGATTTAGCTGGTCATACAGCATTTAATAGATTGGATATTTTTGCTATGAAACCAAGTCCTATACAAGTTACTTATATTGGTTATCCTTATTCTACAGGCCTTGAAGAAATGGATTATCGTATTACAGATAATATTTGCGATGGAGATTTTACTATTTCACAAAAATTTTATAGTGAAAAATTAATAGCATTACAGAATTGCTTTTTATGTTATAATCCAGGTAATACTATTATAAGAGATTCCGAGTTGAAAATAAAAAAAGAACATGAAAAAGAAATTATTATAGGATGTTTTAATCGTATAAATAAAATTACTGATTCCGTAATAAAAATCTACAATAATATTTTGGTTACAATCCCCAATACAAGATTTGTTTTTAAAACAAAAGCTTTGATTAATACAAAGATTGCAAATAATTTCCTTAATAAATTTAATATTAAAGTGCGTTCAAGAATTACAATTTTAGATTGTACAATATCACACCGTGATCATTTATTAACTTATAATAAAGTAGATATAGCGTTAGATACATTTCCTTATTCTGGTACAACAACAACATGTGAAGCTTTATATATGGGCGTTCCTGTTTTTTCTTTATATGATTCTACGTATTACTTTCATGCTCAAAATGTATCATGTAGTATTTTAAAGAATAGCAATCTTGATTTTTATGTTGCAAATGATGAAAATGAATTAATTGATAAAATATGTCAATTGAAAAAAAAAGATTATTCATTTTGGGAAAATTTAAAAATAGATACTAGAAGTAAATTTAAGAATGGTAAAGTATGTAATCAAGAAGAATATTTAAAAAATTTTAAAGATTTATTGGTAGATTTATACAGAGTTAAAGTTACCCAAGAATAAATGGATCATCTGTTAAAATTGACACACCTTCAGTGTCAATATATCCAACTTTTTCATAATCTTCAGTATCGTAAATAAACTGATGATCTTTATAATAAAAAGCATCTTCTATAAAAATTTTTTCCAAGTTTTCTTTATTTTCTAAATTTTGATTATTACATTTATATATAACAATGTCATTGTCATTGTCATTAACAGTGTCATTAACAGTGTCATTTCTTTTCTTGAATTCTAAATAAAAATGAGTTTTACAATAATTGCTATAAGGTTGTGACTTTCTACAACACTTGTTACCATTTTGAGAAATACCTAAACAAATAGGTACCTGTTCTTTCATATTAAACAAAAATTTGTTCAAGAATAATTCCTCAGATACAGTATCACATGTACCTTTATGTAAAATAGTGTATTCTTTAAAAATATTTTCGATAATTTGTTTAATATCTTTTGTATACGCTTTTTCTAAATTATCTCTTAACTTTTCTAATCGCTTTGATACCTTTTGTAGCTCCATTATCTTTTTTGATATTCGCAAAAATATTTTGATTTTTTATTTTATTTGTTTAATTATATGTGGTATTTGTCAAATTCAGAAATTCATGGTTGTGGAATATATACAAAAGAATATATACAAAGTGGTCAATTAATAGATGTTGCTATAGATGAAAATGGTATAATTACTTATTTTGGTTCTAAAATAAATCATTCGTGGAAACCAAATTGTAATTTGTATAGAATGAATGTCAAAAACAAAGTTGTTTATTATATGGTAGCGATAATGGATATACCTCCATTTACTGAATTTACAGCTAATTATATGAATACCCCAGATTTTATTAAAAAGCCCAATTTTGATTGGAAATAATATAACACAGTAATTCCTAATAAATATGTTGATTAGGAGAGAACTGTGGTTTTTAAATTAAACATTTCAGTCATTGCATCTATATGTGTATCTTTTTTTACAAATACATTTTCAACTTTTGATAATGGAATTGATATATCTACACGAGATCCTAATAAAATGATACCTAATTGGTCTCCTGGTTCTAAAAGTGTATCTTTTTTTGCAAAAATAACAATTCTTCTTGTAAGTATTCCTGTTATTTGAGTAACCTTGTAATAAAAGTCGTATTCTTTATTATATAATGTATGTATAATCTGTTCGTTATTAATAGAATGTTCTTTATACGCTGGCAAAAATGTACCATTTTTTTTAATTGAAGAAACAATTGTTGATTTTATTGGTATGTATTGAGTATGATTATCAAATATATTTAAGAATAAAGAAATATTCATGTTGTCTTTATCTGTAAATATATTTTTAACGTATCCTGAGCTAGGCGAATAAAAAATAGTAGGATCAACTTTACTCAACTTTTTATTTGGTGTTCTTGAAAAATACAAAATGAATATAAATGAAAAAATACAAACAATCTTGTTTTTTGTAATAATGTATAAAACAAATGGTAATAATGTAAGAGTATAAATGTCAATATACATATACAATAAATAAATAAAATTATTTTTATAAAAAATAATTTTATTTATCTAATATAATGATCCTACAAAAGTTGTTAGTATATTTTTTATGTATAGCAGTGATAGCTTTTGTATACGTATATAAAGTGCCAATATTTTGTTCTGAATGCGAAAAACCTACAGGTTTTGCAAAAAATATATTTAGATGTGTAGTAGATGAAGACAAGTTATGTACTGTTTCGCATGAATTACAATCTGTTAAACAATACGCAACTGATTTTATAGCGTGGCTTGGTGATATTGTTACTACTCACATTCCTAAGGCTGTTATGGAAGAAATAAGTAAAATTTGGAAAGCAATGGAGCCTATTACAAGAGTATTGGCAGATATTATTGGTAAAGTAGGCTATCTTTATGATACCATTAAAAGAGAATTTATAGATAAAGTAACAAAGACTCTTTCAGATTTAACAACAAATATACTTGACATGTTTGTAAATATTAAAGATGGTGTAGTGAATATGGCTGGTTTAATATATCAAAGTATGGACAATATAAGACATAATTTAATGATTAAAATAACTGATGCAATTGAATCGGTTCAAACCCAAATTCAAACTCACATTTTCGACCCTATAGCGACGTTAGTAGCGCAAATGGGTGATGTTTTTTCTAAAATGCAGAATTTCTTTACAAACATTCCAGCACAACTTATAAAACCGTTTAACGATTTGGCGAGGATAATGGGGGAGGCATGTATTCCAGAATTTCAAATTATTGGCGAGATGGATTTTAAAATTTTAAAAATCCCCCCCCTCAAATTCAACAGAATTTGTCCATTTAATGCAATCACAGATGCAATAAAAGGTATAGCAAATGGAATATCATCGGCATTTGCCGCTGTGATCGAGCCACTTACAAAACCTTTTACAGATTTAGCTACATCGATAACCGCTTTCAAGCAGACTTTAACATTGGGTATAAATACAGTTAAGAAATTTGTTACGGGTACAATTGATGAAGTAACAAAATTTATAAAAAACGCATTTGGAAATATAATAGACGCTATTCTAAACATAAAAGATCAAATAGTAGCGGGTTTGATTGATGGGTACAAGTTTATAAAAGATAAAATAACTGAGATTGCAAATGCAATACTACAATTTTTTACAGATTCCTTCCGAAAATTATTAGATGAAATAGGAAAAATTTTTGAACCAATTGCGTTAATATTAATACAAGTATGGAAGACTGTTTCCAATCTATTTAAGAATTTTATTGCATCATTAAATGAGCTATATAAATCAGTAAATGAAAAATGGAAAATGGTGTATGGATATATAAAGGCTAGGATATTCTATCTTATATATATTGCGTATATTAATATAGTTAGTGTTGTTGTACAGTATATTTTTATACCTGCTTTGTTTATACCAATGTCGAAAACATTAAGAGTAAATATATTTAATGGATTTCTAGTTATAGCTGCAATGGGTGCAATGAATTATTATTATAATTTTTTCAATAGAGTAGTATATACTTCAACTAACGCTATATTAACTGGTATTGGTGATTTATATAGTATAATTGCTGGTGTATTTGGAAAAATTGATGAATATATAGTTCCTCTAACTTATGGAATGTTAACAAATGTACCTACATTAAAATTTGCAATGGATACTCTTGGATTTTTATCTCCTCTTAAAATAATACCAACAATTGTAAATTTTATACTTGGTATTGTAGAAATTATTGTAGGTATGGTTAAAGATACTTTTATGATATTTCCTACAACAACAGCTTTTATAACTGTATTTATAGTGGCAATCATTTATGGAATACATAGGTATTTTTCCGCTGGTACAGTAAGTACATTCAGCTTACTACTAGATGCTTTAAAATCAAACTATGAAAAAATAACGATAAAAAGTGTAGATACTGAAAAAATAGATAACCTACAAAAAAGGATTGTTGCTGAAGCCAAAACAGAGCCTACATTTGAAAGAGTACAAATGAGTGGTGGGATGGAAGATTTTCAAAGGAAGATGGATGATTTTAAACGGAGAGTTGACCGTATAAAAGAAGTAAGAAACATGAATAAAGCTGATCCTAATGATGACGTAGTTAAAACATGGAAAGCAAATTATATTTGCAGAATATGATGACAAGTTTATTAAACAAAAAATTTTAAATATATATATTTCTTATATTTTTTAAAATAAAAGCTATCATCAAGAAAATTTAGATAGAGATTAATGATAATTAAAGTTCAGTTTCAATAACAAAAAAGTGTTCAGTTTCAATAACATTATATTCAGTTAAAAGGTATTCATTATATTTATCTATTTTATTTTTATAATATATAAAATGAAAAATAACTCTGGATTGATTATAGGTATATTTACAATAATAATAGGTTCCTTATATTTGTTTTACAAAGCAAATTATGTAGAGAGATTTAGTTTTAGTGAGTTATTTGCGAAAATTAACGCTGAACATTCTCAGCGGATTACGTCTATGAATGCGCAGATAGCAGCGGCTGTGGCAGTGCGCAAGCAGGAGGCGACGAAAACCATGACCGGAAAAGAAGGCGATCTGGTAGATTTTGGTTGTACAGTTGAATCAGGTGAGATTTCTTATGGAGCAAACGGGATAACTAACCAGTACGTTATACCCTCTGGTACTAGGTCTCTAATAATAAATAATAGCTTAATACCTAACTCTAATACCCCAAAAAGAATGTTAAACATGGATCTCTTTAATATGATAAGTCAAATATGATTGTAATACTTTTACAAAAACAAAGGCTTCCTAAAAAATCGGTGATAAAATATTTTCGGATACAAGATACAGTCAGGTACAGTCGGTCTTTAAATGTTATCTTTAACAAAAGTATAATATTTATCTAGTAGATGGTAGAGTTGAAAAGATGTAATCTTTTATAGTAGTATTAATTGAATCTTGTGAACAACTTTTGTTTTTTCTATTAATCGTTTTCATATCACTATTTATAATATTGTCAAAATTTTCCTTTTTAAAAATTGTTGTAAAATAAAATACAATAAATAGTACTGCTATTAATACAATTAAATCTTGACAATTTATTTTTTCAATCATTTTTTAATCGTATTTACTATGTACTTTTAAAAAAAATATTTGTAAAAGTACAATAATAAAAGAAGAATATACAAGTCAAAATGTTTATCTTGTAATACTTTTACAAAAAAAAGGCTGATAATATAGACAGAGATATTCTAGGAAGTACAAATATTTTATTAAAAAATTGGTGATAAAATATTTTTGGATGCAAGATACAGCCGGCTCAGATATGAGTGTCATCGTTTAATATAAATTATGTACTAAATCTATATATTTTCACACAAACTTTAGATCCATAGGATCTTAACAATATGTAACGTTGATGTATCGGTGTATTGTGTTATAGAGAATGATGATAAGCCATGATAAGCCATGATAAGCCATGATAAGCCATGATAAGCCATGATAAGCCATGATAAGCCATGATAAGCCATGATAAGCCATGATAAGCCATAAATGTATTATCGTGCATGTTATTTAAAAAAAATAAAATATATATATAAAGTATAAATCCAAAATAAAATGAAAAGTGTAAAAAAGTCAAAAGTTAGGATTTATTTAAAACCGGGTGGATTAAGGGGGTATCGTATAAAAGATACTATGAAATCAAGACGTTCGATTTTAAAAAAACTACTACAAAAAAATTCTTATTCAAGTATTATTAAAAGATTAAATATATTGTCTATTTATAATAAAAATCGCTATCCAGAAATATCAAAAAAAGTAAAATCTGATATTTCTTTTATACAAAAAAATTTTTACAATAAAAGTTTATCTAAAAAACGTTCAATGAAAAAACGTTCAATGAAAAAGAAATCTTCAATGAAAAAACGTTCAATGAAAAAGAAATCTTCAATGAAAAAGAAATCTTCAATGAAAAAACGTTCAATGAAAAAGAAATCTTCAATGAAAAAACGTTCAATGAAAAATAAATCTTCAATGAAAAAACGTTCAATGAAAAAGAAATCTTCAATGAAAAAGAAAAAGTCTATTAAAAATGGTGGAAGAATGGGAATGGGAATGGGAATGGGATATGGAAGAATGGGAAGGGGATATGGAAGAATGGGATGTGATGTGGAAGAATGTATCTTTAATTAATTTTTTCAACTAATATTTTAAATATTATTTTTTTATCATTGTTAGATAAAGAAGTTTTCATTTTATCTTCT